GTTTTCAAGATTAATTTTATCAGAGATTTCTTCCATAACAGCATTGATTTCTGCTGTCAGAATGCTTGTATTGGCATTTATCTTTTCAATATTATCTTCATGTACCTTTATTTCTTTCTCATATCGTATGATGTATTCTTCATCATTCTGTTTCAGTTTGTCGATATGAGATTGCTGCAAATCAATTGTTGCAGACTTCATTTCAATGCTTTGCTTGTTTGAAGATACATTCTCTTTATTCAATTGTACCTTGTCTTTCAGAACAGTATTCATCGTTGAAAATATTTGAATGTCAAGTAAATCTTCAATGATTGCTCTACGGTCTGCTGCGGACAATTGCATGAAAGGAACAAATGAAGCAGAACCCAGAATAACAATCTGAGTAAATGATTTATAGTTCAGTTTCAGAATGAACTTTTCAAGATAGTCCTGATAATCACGGATTGCTGCATCCTGATTTAACAGTTCGTTGTTACAGTAAATTTCAAATACGGTAGGTTTAATACCTCTGACGATACGGTATTCTTTTTTACCAATAGAAAACTCACATTCAACCAAGCAGTCTTTTAGATTAATGCTGTTGACTAATTGTGGTTTATTAATATTACGAAATGCTTTGCCGAAAAGCACAAAGCATAATGCATCAAGCATTGTTGATTTACCCGAACCATTTGTTCCTACAATCAATGTGTTTGATGATTTATTTAGAAAAATTTCTTGGTAATAATTACCTGTGCTTAGAAAGTTTTTCCATTTAAGTTTTTTAAAGTAAATCATTAGTGATTTCTTTTTCCATCAAACACACAAACGAAATACAAATCTTCATCATAATTATTATGGACGCGATGGAATTCACCGTCAGGTATAAAGAAAATATCACCAGGTGAAACGCTAAATTCTTGTTCACCAATTTCAATACTACCTAAACCTGAAATGAAGATATAGATTTCTTCCTGACCTTCATGTTTATGTCCACGTGTTGATTGGAATTTATGTAATGTTGTGCTGCTTAAAATCATATTTTTCAGAAACTTATTGTCCTTAAGCAGGTAAACATCGTTGTCTTTAACAACTTCACCGCCTATATCACGAATCTTAACTCTCATTCAGTTTTCTCCATTGATTCGACATATAATGATTTCATTAAAACTTTCAGCTTATCAGATTTAACTGGCAATGTCAACCCATCAATATATTTGTTCAAGATTGTCATTGTATCTTCTGCCTGATTGATAATTTCATCATCATCGGTAATATCTGTTTCGGTAAAATCTTCAACAATCGAAATATCAGATGCACCAATTCGATAAAGATTATCTAGCACAGTATCAAACAAATATGGATTCTGCTTATTGATTACCACAATTTTTATATAGGTTTCTTTTAAAGCCGAGTAGTCATACTTTTTCCAGTATTCAAAGTCTTGTGAAACGTCATCATAATTTATTTTATGAAATATATGATATGGATTTTCAATGAATTCAATTTCACGGGTTTCTGTATCAAACACATGGAATCCTCGCTTATCACCATAATCTGCCCAGGTAATTTCATATTGATTACCTAAATATGTGATGTTACCTTGTGTAGATTTATGGTGAAAGTGACCTGATAGAACGGTATCAAACTTCTCAAATAGTTTGACATCCATACCTTCATGACAAATATTGCCTCTATCCATTTCAAAACCGGAAATTTCAAAGTGACCAAAAACAATTTCACTCTTTGTTTCATTCAAGAATTGTAGTGTTGAATCATAGTTGCTGGAATTAATCCAAGGAACTAGGCATACTTTAGTTCCATCATACTCGCGCTCAACAGGATTAATGAAAACGTTTATGTTATTATAATGGTCGAATAATTCCTGCATCGAATTAATTTCGTTTGTGTTTTTATAGGTAACATCATGATTACCTACAATCACATCCATTTTTATATTGTTGTCAGATAAAACATCAAAGAATCTTTTTCTCCAAGAGTTCAGTGTAACATAGTTAATAAACTTTCGTCTATCAACAACATCACCTAAATGACATATCTGTTGGATGTTATTCTCTTTCAAGTATGGGAAGAACACATTTTCCCAAAACTTGAAAAAGAATTCATTGAAAATTAAGCTGTCACCTCTGGCTCCAGCGTGTGTATCATTTATTAAGGCTATCCGCATCAGGTTCTCTTTTCACATATTCACGCACATATGTTCTTGTGCGTAGTTCACTACTGCTAAAATGGTGGTCACGACGATTGAAAAATATATCAATGCCACGAGAATTACATATATCTTTACCTGTAAAGTCTTGATTTTTGTATTCCTCACCAATGATTCTAACATTAATTGGGAACGATTGCAAGATTTCTTTTAGGTCATTTTCGGTAGAATATGGTACAATTTCATCAACATACTTTACCGCTTTAAGCTGAATGTATCGTTCAACTACCGATTGTATGGGTTTGTTCTTAGTGTCTGGTCTGTCGATTGTTGGGTCAGTCTGGAGACCTACAATCAAATAATCACATTTTGTTTTTGCTTCCTCAAGCATAAGAATATGCCCTGCATGAAGTAAATCAAATGCGCTGCAAGTAAATCCTACTCTCATAATTACCTCAAATTTCGTCTAAGTGTTGGACATCCGATTCAATAAAATTTTCGATACCTTTTGCAATACCCTTTTTCTTTTTCTTACTCTTTTTGGTTTCTTCAAAGGTATGAATGAACTCTGATATATTATCATACATTTCAAACTGTTTCAAGTTTCCGTTCTCATCCTCGTAAAGTTCACCTTCATCAAGAATACCGAATTGCTCTGTTGCTTTATATTTGACATATAACTGTTTCTTCTCTCTGGCAATTCTCCTAAGAAAGGCAAAGTAAATTATCTGGGTAAAATAAGCAAATGGATTTTTGGATTTGTTTGGGTCAAAGTTTCGGAAGTATAGAATACAGTTTTCTATTGCATCACCTATCATTTCATCCCTGAATGAATACATCACGAAGTTTGGTTTTCTTGATAGATGTTCTGCAATCTTCATAAAACATTCACCAATATAATTGGGTATTGATGGTTCTGGTTTATTTTGTTTTTTTGCTATTGAACACTTTTCACGGTAATCAATCAAAGCATTTAGAAAATCTGCGTTATTTACATAGTGTGTTTTTTTACTCATTATTTACCTTCTTTTTCTATTGACAGGCATTTATCGGAGCGATATAATGCTGTGTCGCCTTTCAATGAATCAATTTCTTATTAATATTAGGTTGTGACTGATAGAGTTCTGATTCATCGAAATCATCAAGTTCATCAATATCAGTATCACCATCAAACATCTGAAAGTCACTTTCAGTATCAGACGGGTTAGCATCTAAGTTTTCATACAAGTCAATAATTGTTTTATTATAGAAATCAACAAGAGAGTCTTTCAATTCTGTAATAAAAAGAACATCATCATTATATATACATGCTTGATTGTTCTTTATTAACTCAACTGGTAGCCAAGGCAACATCATCATTACTGGTTTACCATCTGTTGTTCTTTTCATCAAAACTGTCATAGGTTCATGAACCATTATAGTTTCTTTATCGTCATTCTGTTTATAATTAGCAATAATATCTTCACCACTTTGTAACCTGATTAGAACGACTTGATTCATATTTTTAATCCTATTTCATAAAATTTATATTCAAACTTTTCTTCTTCATAGATTTTAACACGTTCAATGAAGTGTTTCAATGTAAAGTTGGTATATTTACCTACTCTTAAATCATCTGATATATCATATAATGTTGCTTCATCTTTATTGTCGCCCAATCTAAGACCTCTACCAATTGATTGAAGATTTCGGATTCTTGATTTTGATGGCGAAGCGAAAACAACATTATGCAGATTCTTGATATTAATACCTGTTGAGAATGTACCATATGATGCAATGATGATAGCATCGTTTTCTTTTTCTGTTATCTCACGAATAGATTCGCGTATTTCAACATCTGTGCCACCAAAAACAAAAAAGACTTTTCTTTTATCTCTTTCAGGATTAATTAAATCAAAAAGTATTTTACCATGTTTCTCAACGAACTGAAATAATATAAGTGAATTACCATTTAGAGATAGTGCTAAATTTTTAATAAATTTATTTCTACTTGGATTAGAAACGATGTAATCAAGTTCTGTTTTATAATCCCATGCATCTTTTCTCGCTTGTTCACATATGTTTTCTGGATATTTCAGTATCAGACATTTTATTTTAAATGCAGCCAGATATTTATTATCCATCAATTCTTTTGTTGTTGTTGCTTTATACACAGGACCAAAAAGACCTTCTAATACCAATCTGTGTGTTTTAGTTCCATCAAGTGTACCTGTGCAACCAATTCGATATGCAGCATTAACAAGTCCTGTCATAATTGTTGTTAATGATTTGGCTTTAAATAAATGTGCTTCATCTCCTAAAACAAAATCGAATTGTTCAAAATATTCTGGTGGGTTTTTGTAAATTGATTGCCATGTTGTTATGGTTAGAAATAGCTTGCTGCTTTTTTCTTTACCTGAATATTGTCTGTGGCAATATGCATCTGAATCATATCCATATGATTTGAAATCGGAAAACATTTGTTCAACAAGCGATGTTGTTGGAACTACAAGTAAACCTTTTTTTGTTGTTGTCTGTAGGTATCTAACAACAAGATATAGAAATAATGATTTACCTGATGCTGTTGGTGATAATACCATCAATCTTCTGTTGCGAATCGACTGAACAAAAGATTTTAATTGGTAATCACGAACTTCTAATTCTTTTGGTAAATTTAATGTTGAAATAAACTCAAGTGCCTCTTTTACAGAGAACTCTTGTGTTACAGTTATCTCTGAGTCTATTTCTAAGGTGTAACTGCGTTCTTCGCAAAATTTTTTTATGTATGGAACAAGACCATGATATATTGTGAATGTTCTTAGGTCAGCAAGTCTTATTTTACCATCCCATAGTTTTTTTCTAAACGCTGGTGTGAATTGAAAACCAGGAACATAAAACTCAAAGTAGATTGATAATTCTTGTGCGATATGTTTCTCACACTCAAATTTTATATACGCTTCATTTAATTTATGAAGTTTTAAATCAATTGCCACCGACAAATCTTTCCCATGCTATAAAGTCTCTTAGTTGAAACGTTCTTGAATTCAATTCTTTTAATATACTCATACATACATCAACGATTTCATCATGCATTTCTTTTTTCTTTTTACACTCAAACAATTGTTCATCGCTTTCCATGTATGTTGAAACATCTGTTTTAAGTATATATGGGAATGGCTGCCAACCATTTTCTTCAAGTGCTTTTTGGTCCATCTTACCTGTATAGTATTCCCACTTCAGGCGTTTCAGTTTATTGAACTTGAATTCTTCCTGCTTTGAAAGTTTTCTATTGTTGGAAAGAATAGTCAGATACTTGCTGTGGAGAATAGGTATATTAATCAATTCACGACCAGGTTCTGTTCTGTCCACAACAGCATCTTTTTTCCACATATCTAAAACATTTTGTAAATCATTCATAGAATATCTCCTTTGATGGAGTATAACACACATTGCTGTGTGTTACAACACAATAATTTATTATTACCTATTAAAACAACTTTTCGATATTATAGTAAGCAAATCTGAATGTTGCATCTGCTGTCATTATATTATCAGGACTATCAGATGCAGAAACTATAATTGAAGTCAATGAGATTGGAAAACAATCAACAAACTTGAATCTGTAGTATGGTGTATTTGATGATGAATATAATGTAATAGATGCATCTGAAAACTGAGGTGTTTTTGTTGAAACGCCACTGACGCCTTTTGATAGTTTACCCAATCTTACATATTCTTCAAATTCAGAAGGAAATGTCATTGCACGAATCCAATCGTGTATTTCCAACCAAGATTTCAGTTCTTCATCTATGACAAAGGTAACGTTTAGTAAATCATAGATTAGCTTTTCACCAGGTGAATATAAGTCAACAAATGGTGTATTTCTTACCGCTTCTGATAATGAAACACCAGGTATTGAAACACCTTGGCAAAAAAATTGCATGTTAGGAATACGCTCAAATGATAGCGTAAACTTATTAGGATGTAATGTGTTTATGTTTGTTGTAATCATGTCTATATTTATATGAAAAAAAAGAGGTCTCTTTTTACGGAGACCTCTTTAAAGTGAATAACAATGTTATTATTATTCTAGCTTTTTTTACATTATATTTGATACTTTAAATGCGCGATAGTAAACGTTACTCATTGCATTAATTGCACCAAGACCTTGTGTTGCGCCATCCGAAAATGGATTAGC